GGAAGTAGTAGGAAGTCGTGATGACATGACCTCTGAGGGTCGTAGGCTTGCCACTAAGTTCCAAGAAGTAGCAACTATCAAGGTTCCTTGTACACCAGATGGTCTTTATACCTGCAATCAGTTAGCAAAAGATGGTACAAAGGTGAATGTTACATTGATTTTTGATGCTGCACAGGCAATACTTGCTGCTAAAGCAGGAGCAACATATGTTTCACCATTTGTAGGAAGGCTTGACGATAACTCGGTGAATGGGTTAGATGTAATCAGTGACATTGCTGAGATTTACAACAAGCATTGGATCAAAACTCAGATTCTATCTGCATCTATAAGAGGAGTGAAGGCAGTATCCACATCTTTTGCTCTTGGTGCTCATGTAGTAACAATGCCACCTACAGTTTTTGAGAAGATGTACAACCATGTTCTTACAGACAAAGGATTAGAATTATTTGACGCTGACTGGGCTGCAGTAGTGTCTAACGCTAAATAAATTTTTAAATAGGTAATATGAAGTTTACTGTTTATTCTAAAAATGGATGTCCTTATTGCGATAAGGTTAAACAGGTGTTACAGTTATCTAAGTTAGAACATGTCATCTATAAACTGGATGAGGACTTTGATAAACCAGGATTCTATTCTCAGTTTGGGCAAGGATCTACATTTCCTCAAGTTGTAGTAAATGACATGCAACATCTCGGTGGATGCACCGAAACAGTTAAGTATCTAAAGGAGAACGAATTAGTCTGATGAAAAAAGTTGACGACTTTGAAACAGTTTATGACATGATCGAACATGCCATTGAACTTGCGTTTGATGGTAAGATGCAACTTAAATTTTATGACTTTTTAAAGTATCGTAAAACTAAAAAAGAGGAGGTAGATGCTTTCCTTCATAGTTCTACTGCGAAGGAAATCTCTGATCAGTTGGTAGAACTTCAAGAATATATTAAAGGAGGTGCTGATAACAATCATAAACAACTACGTGAGGCATATGGACATATTCCTAAACCTAAAGCACGTAAAATACAAGCATACCTCGGAGGTATTCTTGAAGATGCTGTGAGGTATAGCCATGACCGAAGACCTGGAAGACGAAAAAAAGTCTCTAAATAAAGACACTACAGAGATCAATCGTGGTGTAGAATTACTATTACGCAGAAGGAGGAAACCCGAAAAACCTAAAACATTTCAAGTAAAATTTGGAAATATGATTTCCTTTTTTAAAAGAGAGATAGTCTTTCACTTCAATTTTTACTTGGACATTAGAAAAAAATAACTCTTTGGAGGAGTGCCATGTCAGAAACATTAGTAGTAACATTGACACTTATGACACTTGTGTCTATCCTTGCATTATTAGTAGGAGGTATGATAGGATGGATGGCAAGACAACATTCATATGAAACTACTCCACCAGTAGTCTATTCTCATCCAGAGATGTTTGACGCAAATGGGAATGTTCTTCCCGATGAAATTTTAGCCCTAAGAATTGAAACTCATGACAACACAGACGAAGAAGACGACGACTAAGAAAAGGACAACAAGAGTTAAACTCCCACCAAATCCCTTTGTTCATGAAATTCTTGAACTAGTGGATAGTCAAAGAACTAAAGCAAAGAAGATTGAAATACTTCGAGAGTATGATGATCTTGCTTTGAAGGCAATTCTTATTTGGAATTTTGATCCAACAGCAATCTCAGTGATGCCTGAAGGCCCTGTTCCTTACAAAGAGAATGAGGTTCCTGTTGGCACTGATCACACATCTCTTCGCAGAGAGTGGAAGAATCTTTATCATTTTGTAAAAGGTGGTAATGATCGTCTGAGTTCCATGCGTCGAGAGACAATGTTTATTCAGTTGTTAGAGGGACTTCATCCTGAAGAGGCAAAGATTATATGTTTAGTAAAAGATAAAAATTTAGAAACTAAGTATAAAATTACTTATGATATGGTCCAACAAGCATATCCTGATATTCAGTGGGGAGGCCGTTCATGACCACAAAAACAGAAAAGAAACCAGAAGCACCAAAACAGATTGAAAAAAATACATCTCAATATTCTTGTCAGATTATTTTAGAAAAAACTACTTTAGATAAAGCAGAGGATAGGAATCTTCCTACAGATGCATTCAATGTAACGTACATGATAGAGGGTAAAGAGTATTTGGATGTAACTCGTTCGGAGAAGATGGCAAATGTTTTTGATATGTATTATGATAAATATGGAGCAGGGTCAGTAAAATCTATTGATTATGGATGTGGCACGATAAGACCCAATCTTTGGAATGTTAAACCACCCGAAAGGAAAAAAAGAAAAAGGAGGCCTCGTATCGATGAATGATAAAGAAATAGAACAACAAATTAATGATATCATTGAAGGAGAGATCCAGAATACTATCAATGAATATCTTGAGCAACAGCAAGAGGGTAAAGGAGAAGATGGTGGATTGGGATTTGCTAATGAGGAGGGAGGTCAATTGAATGTCAAGGTATCTCAGGCAGAAGTAGATAGACTTGTAAAAGAATATAAGAAACAAATGAAGTATAGAAAATCTAATCTTTTTCAAGCATCTCAACTTTTAGTGGACAAAAATGGTAAGAAATTATAAAACTGTATCGTAGAATACAAAACTACTTGACTATATAGTATACATGTGTTAGAATTAACACAACGTTCATCCCCCTTCGACTGGGGACGCAAGTAAGCCGACTCGGAACGGATCGTTCATCCTCATGGAAGTTCTACTCACTACTCTTTTAACATGTGAATATGCTACAGGTCTTGTCGATCAGATATACCGACAGCATACCGAGACACCAAAATCTGAACTTGTTCAGATTGTGGCAGAGAGTACAGAGAAAGGATGTTTTGAGGACGCAGAAGTTGACTGAAGGAACGGGGCCAAAATCCCTACTACTTTGGAGAAACCCAATGGCAAAAGTCACTTACCGTGGTGTCGAGTATGACACTGACGAGTACAACGCAAAGGTGCTTGCAGAGGCAGCACAACGTAAGAATCATGATCTAATGTATCGTGGTCTTAAAGTGAAAAGCAAGGCAATTCCTTGCAGTTAATATGACAAGGGGGTTTACATACCCCCTTTTTTAATGTATAATTACTAAAAAGGATATACTTATGGCACTCCACATGAGAGAGCAAATCCTAAGAGCATTGGTAGCACATGCTCAAGGTGATATTGCGAAACACAAAGCAAACATTGAAATCTATCTAGAACATCCTGCAGGTGTTGGTGAACATACTGACATTTTAGAATCCATAGAAAAGGAAATAGATACGATTGCAAAATATCAAGATCAGATAGATGTTATAAAGAAGTATTTCATGTCTGGACAAACCATGTCTGATGTTGATAGAAGATCTAATGAATAAAGCAAAATTGAAAGTCTTAGTACAAGCTCTCAAAGAGATTGTAGATGAATTAGAATCGGAAATGTATGCTGATGAAGATGTGTTAGCATTTACTCCTCCACCTGAAGATTATGATGAGGTATTTAATGAGTAGTCAGATTAAATTGGTAAGTGTAACACCAGATGCTGAACAGCATATGGCATATGTGGCCCGTGTTTCTAACCCTAAGAATCAAGATAATGATAAGTTTGCTGGTCTTCTTAAGTATTGCATCAAGCACGGTCACTGGAGTGTCTTTGAGCAAGCATTCATGACGGTAGAGATCAACACTACTAGAGGATTGGCAGCACAGATATTAAGGCATAGAAGTTTTACATATCAAGAGTTTTCTCAGAGGTATGCTGATAGTAGTATGCTTGGTGATGAGATCCCTTTACCAGAACTTCGTAGACAAGATGATAAGAACAGACAGAATAGTATTGATGATGTAGATCCATTAATGCAACAAGACTTTGAGATTAAAATACAAAGACATTTTGTAGATGGAATGAAATTATATAAAGAGATGCTTGATGCTGGTATAGCAAAGGAGTGTGCAAGATTTGTGCTTCCCCTTGCTACTCCTACCAGAATCTACATGACTGGTTCTGTAAGATCATGGGTACATTATATTGACCTACGTTCTGCACATGGAACACAGAAAGAGCATATGGCAGTAGCAGAAGGAGTTCGTTCTATTTTTAGAGAACAATTTCCTACTGTTGCTGAAGCTCTTGACTGGAATTCCTAAATAACTATCCACTATTATATTCATATGGCAACATACCCTGTCGTTAATCAGAAAACTGGTGAACAAAAAGAAGTTGTGATGAGTGTCCATAAATGGGACTCATGGAGAGAAGATAATCCAGATTGGTTGAGAGACTATTCTGATCCTTCTACGATGCCTGGTGTGGGAGAAGTCGGAGAATGGCAAGACAAACTTATTAATAAAAATCCTGGATGGGGTGAGGTCTTGAAGAAAGCTGACAAGTCTGGAGGCATTGGAGCACGACTCGCCAAAAAAGGTATTGGCACAACTCAGGGGGATGATTAACTAACATGCCACGTAAAAAGAAAACGACAGATCCAATTGGTGTTGGTATAAGCATGTCGGCCAAGCACATGAAAAGAAAGAAACCAATTAATACTGAGATGATGAGGGATATTGAACCCCTCACTGACAATCAGAAAAAATTATTTGAATCTTATAAAGATGGTAAGAATCTTGTTGCCTACGGTGCAGCAGGAACTGGTAAGACTTTTATTACTCTTTACAATGCCCTTCAAGATGTTCTTAACCCTAGCACTCCCTATGAAAAGATCTATATTGTAAGATCTTTGGTTGCTACTAGAGAGATTGGATTCTTGCCTGGTGATCATGATGATAAATCCTTCTTATACCAGATACCATATAAGCATATGGTAAAGTATATGTTTGAGATGCCGACAGATGCAGACTTTGAAATGCTCTATGGCAATCTGAAAGCACAAAACACTATTGACTTTTGGAGCACCTCATTCATTCGTGGAACCACCTTAGATAAATCTATCATCATTGTTGATGAATTTCAAAACTTGAATTACCATGAATTGGATAGTATAATGACAAGGGTAGGATCTCATACTAAGATAATGTTCTGTGGTGATGCTACTCAGACTGACTTGATTAAACAGAATGAACGGAATGGTATTCATGATTTCATGAGGATCTTAAGGGTCATGCCATCATTAAACATCATTGAATTTGGTGTTGAGGATATTGTAAGATCAGGTTTATGTAAGGAATATCTACTCGCAAAGTTGGAACTTGGTTTATGACTTTTACTCATTGTAATTACTTAGGTGATCTTGAATTAGAAAAGAAAGA